TTCACGACCGTCGACAGGCCAGTTGGCAGCCAGCCGCCTTCGTCGTAACGGATCGGCGCGAACCCAGGAACCACGCCGCCGTTGGACATTGCCCAGTGCACATGCGAAAAATGTCCACTTCTTACCGGTTCACCGTAATAGTACGCTTGCCCGTTCTTGACCTGGGCGTTCCCCGCTGGGGAGTAGATCAGTTCTCGGATGCTCGACCCGTACGACTTCTTGATCTTGTTGAAGGTGTCCATGCTAGGCGCCAAATCCAGTGCACGACCCAACGCGTGATACGACGTGTTACCACTACTCGTGATCGCCCCAGGCCGGTACGTCGACGTGATCGCCACCCCCGGTAAGAACTGTTGAACCCACTTCGTCATCGCCTGGTACCCCATGCCGATTCCGCCACCGGGTGGGAACCCGCCGACACCGGACACACTGAACGCGTCCTTGAACGACTCCCACAACCCCGACAACTTCGACACGAGCGCGGACTTCGCCGCCGACCCCGCCTTCGCGGCCAACGCACCGAACCCAGCCCCAGCACCGGGAACCGTCACCGACCCCAAGAACTGGGCCGGGTTCGTGAACGCCCGGTACAAGTCACTGCCCTTGTCGAGCATCCAATCCCACGCCGACGCCGCCTTACCCTTGATGAAGTTGATGATCCCGCCGTCCGCGAACCGTTGACCGAACATTTCCGCCAACGGGGCACCACCACGAGCCAACTCGTTCAACTCATCGACACCAGCTTTACCTCCCACGGCCCGCGTGAACTCAGGCCGCATCACCGCTTCCCCACCGGACAAGGCAAGGAAACCGCCCGTCGGGGAGAAGAACTCGTGGACATCGCGGCCCGGCGTGTACCCCGGCATGACCCCGCCACCAGCGAAACTCGCCCTCGGCACCGGCAGTGTCGGGCCACCGATCCGCGACGACAACGAGTTGAACGCCGACGCCATCCCACCCATGACCGTGTTGATGACGAACCTGACCGGTGTCTTCGCGAGATCCCGGATCTTCTCCCAGTTCGACGTCACCGCCGTCTTCGTCGTCGACGACTGAGACGCCAACAACCGGTGCGCCTCCCGCACATCGTCGACATGCTTCTTCGCGGTCGTCGCACCCGGCGCCGACACGTCCGTCCGCTGCTTCGTGGGCACCTTCAACACTTGGTCGGCGTACTTCTTCGCCTCGTCCCGGGTCTGCCCGAACCGGATACCAGCCTGGATCAGCCGCTCCCGGGACGTGTCGAGGTGCCGTTGAATGGTCTGCTCGGACGCCCCGTTGTCGGCGAGCTGCTGCGCGTACGCATTCGCCGCCACAGCGATGTCGTCGAGCGCGGACCGGTTCGCCCGACCCTTCTCCGTGTTCACGTCGAGAGTCGCACCGTTCCGTTTCACGGCCTCCTCAGCAGCGTCGATCGCCTCCTCGTACCGGTTCTCGGCGTCCCGCAACGACAACGTGTCATCGGCCAGCTTCCGGGCAGCGTCCGCTGCTTCCTCCTGCGCCTCCCGGAGCCTGTCGACCTGGTCAGCGGCAGTCGACGCCGCGGACCCCATGTCTGTGGCGCCGGCACCAGCCGCGCCGACATTGACCCCGAACCGCTCCAACACTGCTGTCAACAACTGGGCCTGCAACGTCAACGGCTTCAACGCCAACTCGACGACCTTCAGTACGCCGATCAACGTCACCAAATGCTGGGTGATGATCACTCGGAGGACTGGTTCCAGTGTCCTGATCAGCAACGCTGCCAGCGGCCCCACCTCACGGAGGAACTCCCCGAAAGAACGTCCAGCACCGCGAGCCGACTGTCCCAAGTAGTCGAGCAACGGGCGGGCGTCGTCCCTGACCGATGTCACAACGTCACGCAACGCCCGGAACACAGCGTTCACGGCATCCCGGAACGGCGCGAAGTTCCGGTACGCGACGGTCGCTGCGACCCCCAACGCGGCGATCCCCAACACCCACGGCCCCGCAGGGCCGAGCGCTGCCGCCGCAGTCCCGATCGCTGACGCAGCGTTCACCGCGGCCAGCGACGCAGCCAACGCGGCAACCCCCAACGCGACCGCCTCCAGGACCGGTGGGGGAAGCTCACCGATGAACCTGGCCAGGTTCCCGAGGCCTTCCGCGACCGACACCCCCAACGGGGCCAACGCCACGACCAGATCGAACACGCCGACAGCGATGTCACCGATCGCCCCAGCCACAGTCGGACCGTTCTCCAAGAACCACGCCACGAACCGTTGGATCGGCGAGTCAGGGTCGGTGTCAGTGGACAGGTCCCGCAGCTTCGCGGACAGGTTCTCGACCCCCGCCAGGACGAGATCGTTGACCGGGTCGAACGCGATCAACAGTCCCGCTGCCGCAGACGCAAGGTTCCCGAAGATCCGACCCAACGTGGCGATCACAGGCGGGAACTCGTCACGAGCGAACCGGAGGAAGTCCTGCCAGAACGGGGACGTGAACGCCCGCCCCGCGTCAGCAGCGAGATCCCCTACCGCCGTGGAAATGGACGCCACGACCTGCTTGACCAACGGGCCCGCCGACAGGAAATCCGACAACCCGGCCTGCAACCCCGGCAACAACCCGACCTGGGCGACCAGGGACAGTTCCTTGAACTGAGGGACCAATTCGTCGGTCAGGAACTTCACGAACCGGCGTCCCTCAGGGGACAGTTCAGCGAGCTTCCTGCGCATCTTGTCCGCTGCCGCGCCCCCCACGTTCCCCGCGGACGCAGAAGCCTGCTCGATACCCCGCTGCGCGTTGATCACAGCCTGCTGCGCGGCCAACACTTGCTCCGCAGCGCGGCGCTGCACATCCGCGGCGTCACGTTGCGCATCAGCGACCGCCTGCTGCGCGTCCTCGATCCGCCGAGCCGAATCGACCGCGTCACGGGCCGCGTCCTGCCGGGCGTCCGCGACACCCCGTTCAGCGTCCGCGATGCGCCGCGCAGAATCCTCGGCTTGGCGTGCCGCATCCTGCTGCGCGTCCCGGACACCCTGCTGGGCGTCAGAGATCGCTCGAGCCGCGTCCTCGACCCGCCGCAACGCCGCCGACACCTGCTCGGACCCCTCGACACCCCGGGCATCCGATTCGGCCTTGTCCTCAGCGGCCCGGCGTTGCGCCGTGTTGACATCGTCGAGCCGGTCCAACGACTCCCTGTACGCCAACTCCGCGCGCCGGCGGGTGAGGTCGCTGACCCGCGGGTCAGCGTTCGCCTCATCGAGACGTTTCTTCGCCTCCAAGATGCCCAGTTGGGCGTCCTCTTCGGACCGGGCCAAGTCCTCGACCCGTTCAGCGAGGTCTTCCGCGGCCCGCCGTGCGTCCTGCCTGGCACGGGTCAAGTCCTCTTGCGCGAGCGTCGCGTCGCGTTGCGCGTCCGCGACCGCACGTTCAGCGTCACCGATCCGCCGCGCCGACTGTTCCGCTGCGACCTCGGCGTCCCGGTAGGCGTCCGCGAGGCCCCGCTCAGCGTCCGCGATGCGCCGCGCCGAGTCCTCGGCCTGCTCCGCTGCCCGCTCGTAGGCCCGCGTCAACGACTGTTTCGCGTCGTCGATCCGGCGGGCAGCCCGCTCCGTCGCCTGGGCCGCGTCCGCCTGCGCTGACGCCACACCACGCAACGCCGACCGCAGCGAATCCTGCGCGGACGCCAACGCCAACGACCGTGACGCGGCCTGTGACGCCGTGGTCCCTGCACGGTCCTGCTGCTGCGAGACCGCCTGAAACGCACCGATCACCGGCGCCAACGCCAACACCAGCACGCCGACACCAGCAGCCGCCGCACCAGCCGCACCAGCGATCGCCATCAGGCCACCGACAGCGACCGCCGCGACCGGCCCGACCGTCGTCCCCAGCAGGGCAACCGCCGACACCAACCCCAGGATCCGGCCCGACGCGATGTTCCCCGACGCGCCCATCCCATCGAGTTGTGCCCTCGCGCCCGCCGTGTCGACATCGACATCGACGTCAGCGGTCTGCCCGTCCAACCGCTCCACCTGGGCAGAGAACCTGGCCAGCTCAGCGGACGCCGCCGCCGCGTCCACTCGGACCCCGACGTCAGCATCGGACGCCGCCAACCGGGACAACCGGGCCTGCAACTCAGCCAACTGTGCACGGGCCGTTTCGGCGTCCAAGTCGACACCGATGTCCAGCCCGGACAATGCCTCGATCTGTGCCCGCAGCCGCGCCAACTCCAACCGGGCCGGGTCAGTGTCAGCGTCGACGGTGATCTCCGGCAGATTCCGTAACGCGGCCTCGACAGCTTTCTTGAAACCCGCCGCGAACGCCGACCCAGCCCGGGCGCCCTTCGCGGGCGCTTCCCGTTCCTGTTCCCTGGTCCCCTTCTCGATCCCGTCGCCGACACCGTCACTGATGGTCTTCCCAGCCGCGTCACCGAGCCGTTTCCCGAACTCGGCGCCGATCCGGTCCGCGTCCCGGATGATCGCAGCCCGCAACCGGGTAGCCCACTGCCGGGCATCTGGGACCACCTCGACCGCAGTCGACCCAGTGATCTTCGCGTCCGCCACGGGTCACCTACTCTCTCAAGGCCATCACTAGTTGATTGCGGCGGCGTCGACGCCGTGGTCCCAACCGGGTGGGGGTGCAGCCCCGTCGTGGTCCCGCAAGTACTGGACGTGCGCGGCAGTCAACGCCGCGTGGATCCGTCGTTCACGACCCGACTGGCCGACACCCGGCCGCCGGAACGGGACCGGCTCGGACGGTTTCCCGCCGGCAGCAGCGAGCGTCGCGTACTGCAACCAGTTGACGTGGTCGATGAGGACAGCGAGAAGTTCCTCGGTCCGCGACCACGGACCCCACCCGTCCGGTTCCGGGGCGTCCTGGAAATCTTTCGACGTCAACCGGTCCCGTAACGCGGTCTTGTACGCCGACTCCGGCGGCAAATGATCCAACAGGTGTCTCACGTGAGTGTGAGACACCCTGATGGCAGCATCAGTGGCCCACAACCAGCGGACATCCACGTTGTACCAGCGACGCAGGTCAGCAGTGACCGCCGCCGCGTGGTTGTCCAACACCGACACGACATCCGCGATGTCCTGGAGTCGTTGCCCGAGAGCCTCTTCGAGGTCATCCGAGAAGACACGCAGGTCATCGGTGGACGGGTCAGCTGCGGTCCATGACTCGCCGTCGTCAGCGGTACACAAGGCCGCCCACGCATGCCACGCCCCATCAGCCAACGCGACCACAGCACCCGGCGGCCACATCGACGGGTGCAGGACGGGTACCGTCACCCCGGCCAGACTGACAGGGGTGACGGTACCCGTGGTCGCGTCAGCGATCAGCGCGCTGACCGCGGAGACCACTACCGGCGGCGCCGCAACCGCAACGCGTCGAGCCGTGCCCGGTCACTCGGCGCGGCGGCAGCAGCCAACGCCTCGTACGCCTCGTCGAAGAACGCTGCCACTTCCGCGTTCGTCGGATCCAGGTCATACCAGGTGATGGCGTCGTCACGGGCCAGGACACGGACCGCCCACTCGTTGTACCGGCCCTCGGTCAACGCGTCGTTCGCGGTCTGCCGCCACCCGTCCGGGTGGGGGACAGTCACCGGTTGCCCGCAGATGTGAGCGACCGCCCCATTCGCCGCGTCAGCGGGGGCTGGCGTCTTCTTCGGGCGCCGGTCCTGTGGTGCACGTGCAGCCATGGTGTTTCATCCCCTAGCACTCCCCTGGCCAGGGTGATCGGGTGGTACGTGCATCCCGTGCCGGGCCAGGGGTGAGACGGCACGGGATGCACACTCGAGGGGGACATGCTTGATGGCCCGGACCACACAACCGGGGGGATGGGGTCCGGGCCATCAAGCAGGGCTTCGGAGGAAGTTCGACGTCACACGTCCACGGGTCAGGTCAGCCCGGACACGAAGTGGTACGTGTACGCGGCGTTCCCGAGGGTGTCCGGGTACGCGGTCAGAGTGACCCCGTACTGGATCACCTCACCGTTCTTGATCTGCTTGCCGTCGCGGTCGGTGACCTCCACGTTCGGGCACACCATGCGGATCTTGTTCAGGCCGTCCACGGCATCCACGCAGAACGCGTACCGGCGGGACCGGAACACGCCCTCCGTGGTCGTGAACGCGCCACCAGTCACCGTGATCCCGTTCAGAGGCATCCGGTGGTAGACCGCCGCGGAGACCGGGTTCGTCTCCAGCATCGTGGTCTTCATCGTGATGTCGCTGGACGTGACGATCTTCCGGACCGGGGTCGCCAGGCCGTAGGCCCGGATCTCCTTCGAGTTCTCCTTGACGTCCTGGGATGCGCCGTCCTCGGAGATCAGACCAGGCGACTTCCACCCGGTCTTCCCGGCCGTGGTCCGTGCCACCGCGATGGACGGGGACGTACCACCGGTCAGTGCGGCACCGTTGGCGACCATCAGGTCAACGCCCTGGTTGGCGAGGGCCCCCGCGAACGTCACCGTCCACGGCCCAGTCCCCGCCACGACCACGTTCCCGGCGCCGATCGACGACAGGGCCTCCAACGCCGAGCCCACCGCAGCCGCGGCAGCGTTGTAGGCGATCGGTGCAGTGGTCTGGCCCTGGAACGACAGGGTGAACGTGCCACCGGTCGGGGACCCGGTGATGGTGACGGTCTGGACTTCGGTCGCTGCCGTGGTCGACAGGGCAGTGGACGGGTCGGTGGGAAGCGTGGTCGCGGTGTCCGCGAACCAGCACAGCTCCGCGCCGGACGAACCAGCGGCGGCGATACCAGCAAGGACATAGGGCGTGTTGACGGCCATTGGGGACCTCCTGAGTCAGCCTTGTGACGAGTGATTGGCCCAGAGAGACCCATGACGGGCCCGCGCGGGCTGCTGCTTGGCCACCCCTGGCCGCCCCTCACCAGTCGGTGAGGGTTCGATCTGGTCGGCTTGTCGCCGGAACTAACTGGGACGGAACGAATGCGCGCGGACCGTGTACGCTCCGCCGACCCGGAACAGGTCAGGGTTCCCCGAGGGACGCTGGTACATCCCGGTCTGCGCCCTACACGACGCGACCACACCAGGACCAGCAGCCCCGACCGTCGCCCACTTCCCCGGCATCCGCAGCACCATCCACGTGTGCAACTCGGACGCCAAGTCCTCGGCTGCCGTCAACGACCCATGCCACACGTCGACGTCGATATAGGCACGGTCCATCGTGACCGTGTCATCAGAACCACCGAACCGGTTCACCTGCACCACCGGCAGCATGCCCTCGACGTTCGACGGCAACTCAGTGCAGAACCGGATCGTCGGCCACTCCGCCGAGAACACCGCCACAACCAAACCTGCGACAGACGGGTACACGGCCCTATCCGCGGTTCATCGCAGGCAACGCGTACGTGCCGAGAGTGCGGTGCGCCGGAGTCTTCCGGGTGCCATGCTCGATCTGGAACGAATCCGGGTCACGAGCGATGACCCGGCCGACGGCCCGCTGCTTGTACCGTCCCGTCGCGGGCCGGATCCCGGCCTCGGCTTCGATGGAATCCGCGTACGCCGTGGTGTCCCGTGGGGCAGCGGCCCGGGCCGCGGTCGCGCCGGCCTCCGCCCTGGCCAGCATGTCCGCGACCATCCAGTCAGCGGACAACACGTACCGGCCGAACTCGGCGTAGTGGTGTACGTAGGTTGACCCCATGTCCGCTCAACCCCTTTCTCAGCCGTCGGTCCTGGCGACGGACACCTGGACACCCGTCGTGGCGCCCGTGAAATGGGATTCCCACTGCAACCCGTCACCGTCGACGGCCCACCGGGCAGAAGGCAACGCGGGCAGGATCACGTGGTCGTCGCTGCTGACGACCGTTCCCGACGGGAACATGACCTGTGCCCGGGTCGTGGTCTGGTTACGGAACGTCTCTTCGCCGTAATCCCGTGTCCCTGCCACGTTCCGGCCCGCGGAACCAGGCCACCACGCGCACCCGTCCACGTGGACCAAGGTCTCGGTCCACGTGTCGTTCCCGTTCCGGTCAACCCCGGCCCTGGTCCGACGCACAATCGTGACCGTCACAGGGGACCCCAACTGGACGAGCACCCTCTACTCCCCGAGGCTCACTGCGCAGGCCCGATCGGGAGCCACGGGAACCCGATGCTCGCCGACCCGACCGCTGACCCGGCCACTGCCGGTACCGCGCCCGGGGTAGCGGGAGCCAACAACGCCAACTCGGCGTCCGTGAACGCCACCGCCCCCAAGGTGCGGACACCAGTGAACTGGACCGACTCGGGTCCGATCGTCTGCATCGACGCGCCACCAGGGTTCGCCAACACTCGGATGACAGCGTTCGTGACCACCATCCGGGCCAGGACCGGGTCCACGGCCAAGGCAGCGACGTTCGCGGCCAAGCCGGGGAGCAGCCGGTCCAGGACCGCTTCCGCCTCAGCGAGGACAGCGTCCGCCCTGGCCTCGGCGACAGGGGAAGTGAGGGGCCATTTCGCGTGGACGTCAGCACGGACCGCGTACGCCATGACCCCTCACCTCTCCCTTCGGTTGTAGCTACTCGGCCTGGGCGGCGTCGACTGCGGCGATGATGTCGTCGCGGGTCATGTCGTCCGTGACGGTCACCTCGAGGGTGGCAGCGTGGTCAGCCCACGCGTCCCGGGACGACCCGCGTCCCGCTCGAGGTGGCTCCACCGGCCCGGGGGTGTCGCTGCCCTCGGTGTCCTTCTCCTCCGGTTCCTCGGGAGACGGTGGAGAGACCTCGTCCACGGCCTGGGGAACGTCCGGAGACGGCTCCCAGCAGTGGTCGCCGATGAGGGCAGCCACCTCCGGAGGGACACCGTCCCCCTCGACCGCCCCCACCATGTAGAGGCGGTCGAGGACCCACACGTTCGCCGCGAGAACCCTGCCCATGTCAGGCGACCGTCAGCTTCATCGACATGTCCGGGTTGGCGAGCACCGGCAGCGAGATCGCGGCAGCGTTGGTCCACAGGCCCAGCGGGTTCGGGACCTTGTAGTTGCCGACCACGATGCCCGGCTCGTCGCCGCCGAGACCGTACTCCGGTTCCAGCGACTCCGCGGTGTTGCCCCAGAACGTGGCCCCCAACTGGGAGCCCTCCCCAGAGTCCGGGGACACCGGCTCCGGCAGCAGCATCGCGAGGTTGTCCGCCACGAACCTGGCCCCAGCACCGGACGCGTCCTCGTACTTCGCGTCGTAGGTGTAGAGCATGGGCAGGTCGTGGGACTCCAACGCGGCCTGGAGCGCCGGGGTCGACAGGATCGTCGGGGTCCCCGTGAGGGTCCCCGCAAGCTGCCGGATCGCAGCGTTCCGCAGCAGGTAGCCCTTCACCTTCGTCGAGGTCACCAGCGCGCCGGGGGGTTCCCCGTTGACGTCCACGTAGTACTGCACCCACGTGGTCAGGTCGGCGAGCGGGTCAGCGGTGGCCGTGTTCGACCACAGCGTGGCCGCGGTGACCGCGTTCGACGGGTTCCGGCCGAAGTCGACGTTCGCGACGACACCGTTCTCGTTCAACGTCACGCTGCCGTTGACGAGGGCGTCCGCGCGGGCCTTCTCCGCGCGGGCTTCCAGCTTCTTCGCCAGCAGCACCGCGTCCGAGAGGATCTGGTCACGGATGCTCTGGTCCGGGTTCGCCTGGATGCGGAGCCGGTCGTACTCGCCGAGACGGATCTTCTCCGACATGGGCGGCAGCGACCCGGACCGGCGTTCGATGCCCTTGCGCTTCGCGATCGGCGACTCGGCGTCGTACGACCGGTACTGGGCGGCCGGGATCAGGCCGCCGGTGCCCTTGTTGTACCGGTACTCCAGGTCCGGGACGAACCGGGACGGGAGCCACTGGCGCAGAGCGAACTGGTTGACCGGCAGATCAGCCAGCGCAGCCCGCACGTACCCCGTCAGTTCGGCCGGGGTGAAGTAGTCGTTGAACAGGTACATCAGACGTCACCCCTTTCTCAGGCGTAGGTGAAGCGCGGGTTGGTGGCCTGCGCGGTCGAGTTGATGGCGGTGTTCCACGGCGCCGGCAGCTTCGACACGAGGACAGCGCCCCGGTCGAGGAGCGCGGCCTGCACGTTGGTGGTGTTCACGGCCGGGGACTTGGTCGCGGTGAACACGAACCCGGCGAGGTTCTCGGTGCCATCGGTCGCACCGGCCGTGTACGGGCCGTACAGGCCGGTGTTCGGGCCGCTGGTGTAGAGACCGACCGCGGTCCCGGACGGGAAGTACCCGTTCGGGTAGTGGGTGCCGGCAGTGAACGCGGACACCTTGAGGGTGATGGACCTGGTGGCGTCAGTGCCGTGGCCGCTGCGCAGCCACGACTGGTCCTCGTTCTGGAAGACCTCGGTTCGCATGGTGAGATCCACGATTCGCCTCCTCCTGGGGGCTAGGGGTGACTGGCGGGTGGTGCCGCCTGTGCCCATGACGGGAGGACGGCGCGTGGTGCTGGTGGTGCTCAGGCGGTGCGTTTCTTGGTGCGCTCCTCGTAGAGGGCGCGGCCTGCCGCGGTGCCCGTGGCGGGCGGCGGAGTGGTGCGTCCACCGCCGAGGTCACGCGGAGGCGTGGGCGGGGGCGTCTGCGGGGCGGCGGGCGCGGGGATGGCCGCCGCATAGTCGGTGATCTTGGCCGTGTCGGGGAGACCGTCGTCGGCGAGGAACGCGGACACGTTCAACCCGCCGACAAGGGTCGAGACCTGTTCGGGGGTGAGCCTGCCCGCGAGGACCGACTCGAACCGGGCCTGGACGAGAGCTGCCCCGTACTTCGCGACAGCAGCGGCTTCTGCCTCGGTCTTCCCGGCGTCCCTGCCGCGTTGCTCGGCCGCGGTGACGGCCTTCTCCGCTTCGGTCCGGGACGCTTCCTCGAGTGCGTCGAACTGGTCGGCCTTCGGCTTGAGGGCGGCGTTCTCAGCAAGAGCGGCGTTGGCGCGGCCCTCGTGCTTCCTGGCGTGGAACTGCCAGTACCTCTCACGCTGCTCGCTGGTCATCTCTGCCAGGGGCGTGTTCTCCGGGTACCCGTTGGGGCCGTTCTGCTGGCCCTGCTGCGCCGATGGCTGCCGTTGCGGATCTGGGGGTGGTGTTGGGACAGGCGGGTGTGCCAGTGGCCCCTGAGGGCCCGTGGGGGGCGGTGTGGGGA